GAGAAAGGAAGATCAGAAGATTGGAGCAAGAGAAGGAATGTCTAATGTGCCAGAAGTGCCAAATGAGAACGCGGACATGCGGATACAAACGGTCAATTTCATCGACCAAGTAACACCCGCTATGGGTCGCGATCCATATGCACGGACGCCAGAAGATTGGATGGCCTTTGCGCGGGATGAGAAAAAGCATTCAATTGAATCTATTCTCGAACGTCCGTTTCCAATAATGGACGTGTTGTGGAGACAATCGGATCCCCCAGGGTCAGTGTTGTGGAGAGAAAGTTTCCCTGATTTCATTTTCAGTAATTTACTATCTTATACACAGAACATGGCAAACTTTCAATTCGCTCGCTTTAACCTGGTGATTCGAATGGCGCCCAACGCCATGCAGTTCCACCAAGGGAGGCTTCTCCTGGCTTTTGATCCTCTTCATGAACAACGAGGAGGTAGAGCGGGAAATCTTTCACCTCAGTACTTAACTGGACTGAATCATGTGGAGATCAATCCCAATCAACACAAGCCGGGTATGTTGAAAATACCCTTCGTGGCACCACTGTCACACTACGACCTAACCGCAGGCCAATTCATGCAAGGAGATGTGATTCTGTACGTCTTGAATTCTGCAAAATCGGCTGTGCCGACTCAGGCAATCTCGATTTCACCATCAATTTGGCTGACAGACGTGGAACTCTGTGTTCCCGCCCCTACCCAATTAAACGCACCTGCTATCACAGCGCTTAACTTGGATAGACTTGTCGCTCAATCTGGAGAAGATGTTGAGAAGAAAGAAGCACAGAAGACAGGAACCCTCTCCAGCGCTCTCGAAACCATCAGTGGAGTTGCTGGAGTGGCGGCAGAAGTGCCCCTCCTACATGAGGTGGCGAAACCAGTAGAATGGATAACAAAGTTTGGAGCCCACGTGGCACGCTACTTTGGCTATAACAAGCCGAGCTGCTACACTGGGCCCACTACTACGTATCCTGTAACTGGGCAATCCACCGCGCATATGGATGGGATCAGCCAAGCAGTTAGATTAGCTGCGGCTGAGGACAATGAGTTGCCAATGATTAGAGGACTCTTTTCCACGGAAGCTGACGAAATGGACATAGGCTACATCGTTTCCAAGTTTAATTTTTACGATTTTTACACTTGGAACGTGGGCACACCTGTGGGCAGTACGATCGCCCAATGGTATGTGCATCCTGGCATGAGCCTGCCAATCAATGGTCCCGACAGAGTTTATGACTACGAGACCACCTTGACAAGCTTTGTTGCAAGCCTTTTCAAGTATTGGACTGGAACGATGAAGTACCGCTTGGAAGTAGTTTCGACTAACTTTCATGCTGGACGTCTACTCATCAATTACACTCCGAACTTTAATAGGACTCTGCAACCAGCTTCGCAGACTCTACAGGATTTTGCTCACACTTGGAGCATAGTCTTGGACATTTCAGAAGGAAATGAAGTGGAATTTGAAGTGCCTTACATCAATGGTACCCCAATGACACCTGTCATTTTAGACGATAATAACCTTTCCTACTTGGCTCAGCGATCTGATACAACAACTGGCGAAGACACACGACAGTTTAGTAATGGAGCGATTACGGTAGTAGTGTTGAGTGAATTGGTCAACGCAGAATCAGCAGCAACATCTGTTGAACTGAATCTTTGGGTGGCAGGAGGAGATGACTTGGCGTTCTATGTGCCGAACACTTCATCATACGCAGCGCTCTCCCCTTTTGGGACTCAAAATCAACTGACAGTACCCATCACTGGGTGGCCAGTTAATCCCGATGCCTTAGTGGCACAGGGTGGAGAGAAC